TCAATCTTGTTCTCATTGAGCCTGGCAAAAGTTTTGTTCGTGTAATCCAAAGTATTGGGCGCGGCATTCGAAAAGCAGAAGACAAAGACTATGTCCAAATCTGGGACGTAACCAGCACCTGCAAGTTTGCAAAACGTCACCTTACCAAACGCAAGCAGTTCTACAAAGAAGCAAACTATCCATACACACAAGAACGCATGGAGTGGAAATAGTGGCACACATTATAGTATGCGGTGATAGTTTTTGTAGTGCTGATACAACCGATGAGCGGTTTCACTTTAGTCAAATTTTGGAAGATGTTTACAATCACAAAATAAACCGCTTTAGTCAAGCAGGTTGTGGGAATCTTGCAATCTGTTTTCAAATAAAACAAGCAATCGAGTGTAAGCCAGACGTAATTATATTCAACAGCACTTGGCCCGGACGCATCGATGTGCCTCTTAAAAAATACAACAAAGAATCTGGATTGAATCATTGCTACAAAAATCCTAAAGAACAAAGCACCACCGACGATTTACTGCAAAAGCATACCGGGTATGATGCTTTGTTCAGCACCAGTGTCGCAGAAGATTTTGAACATGATTATTTAGAGTTACCAGAAGCAAAAGCACAGGCTTTGAAACAGTATTTCTCTAACTTGTTTGATTACAACTATTGGGAAGAAGTTGAGAGTTGGTGTATTGAATTTTGGGCTTCTATAATAGAAAAACAAAGTATATTGCCTGTAAGCCTACGAACGCATTCTGAGATTGGTAAACATCTCTATGAGTTTTCGGCTAAAGATTTAACCTATCCCAAACTATATCATACCGATCGGGCGACACAAATTCTGGTAGCAGATAAAATTCAAAATCTAATCACAAAAACATTAGGAGTAAGCTAGTGGGTTCAATATTTAAATCAACTGAAAAATACATCGATGCTGAACCTGGAAGCATTATCTTAGAGATTGGCAGTGACCGTTACGAAGGCAGTACAGAATATTTTGCAAAACTTGCTCAGTCTTTAGGATTAGACTTTCACACAGTTGACATTTCAGAAGATGCAAAAAGAAGGTTGCCAACTGTAAATTGTAATTGGCATATTGCTAAAGGCAGTGATTGGTGTCAAAATCAACTAAACAGACGTGTTAGTGCTGTTTATCTGGATAACCATGACTATATCTATGCTCATGCAGACTCAAATGAAGAATGCCAGGTTGAGCATTTCAAGCAAATGATACACATCTTACCATGGTTAACAGACAATGCTGTAGTGGTTATGGATGATACCTACACCTGGAATGGGTGTTGGGTAGGTAAATGCGGTCCAATAGTTGTTTACCTATTAAGCATAGGTTTTGAATTTCAAGAAGTCGAACGAAGTATCAAAGACTGCGGAATTATCCTAAAACGCACAAAAAAACAATAGAGAAAGTACAATTAGATTATGAGAATACTTACATTAGAAAACACAACATTTGATCTTGACCAGCTTCCAGAAGAAGTAGACGATATGAGATTTGCTATTTTTGACAATAGCGATCCAAATGATCCAGACTATATGTTCATACCGTTGATATTTTTGGAGAGTTTTAATTCGCCAGCATTGGTTTTACGAATTGGAGAACATAGAATAAAAATGCCTATCGATTGGCAAATCTTAATAGGTGAGCCAGATGTAGGAGATCTTGAAATGCTGCCACTAACCAGTATCAATGACAGAGGGTTTAAAGTGTTTGAGTACAACCCACGTAGTAGTTTTTCGCCAACTTTTTTAGATATTGAAATCACTGATGTTTACCAAGACGTAAGTTGGTATGCACCAAAGCTCAAGAACGGGCAAATGCTAGCAGTACCAATAAACAATCATGGTACTCCTAAGTGTGCATACTTTGTTAAGGACATTAGCCGTAACTGCGAAGTGGTTGACTACAACAAGGCATTCTAGTGGAAAAGCTCAGCATACAAAATGAAATGGCGCAACTGGATCGTAAAAGCAGAGACTTTTATGACAGCCTTACAGATGAAGAGCGCAAAAAGTTCAGCAACTTTTTAATGATACGTTGGGGCAGTGCGGTACAAGGACCCAGCGAACTACAAGAATATTACTTGGTTGCCTGTAACGAAAGACTAAACAAACACTTCTTTGACTTGAGCCGGCACCCTAAGCTACAATGGCTACTGGCAACAACAATAAGTCCTGGTATGGGCTCACACAGACATCAATGGATTGCACCCAAGAAGAAAGACAAAGGCAACAACGAAGTTAAGAAAACACTAATGGAACTCATGCCAGCGGCTAAGATGAGTGACATTGACACACTCAGCAAGATAATTACCAAGGCAGAACTACGGGAGATGATGAAGGATCTTGGAAACGACAAGTAGTCATGTTTGCAAGTACTGTGACAAAGGCTTTAAAAAAGAAAGCACACTAGCAGTACACCTTTGCGAACCTAAACGCAGACATCAACAGCAAAATGAAAAGGGTGTTCAGATTGGACTGAACGCCTATCTGCGTTTCTATGAAATGACACAAGGATCGGCCAAGTTCAAGACCTATGATGACTTTGCCAAGAGTCCGTACTACAATGCGTTTGTGAAGTTTGGCAGACAGTGTGTGAACATTAACGCAATCAACGTAGAACGTTACATTGATTGGTTACTCAAAAACAACAAAAAACTGGATCATTGGGCAAAGGACAGCATGTACGACGAGTATCTGCAACAGTATCTGCGCACAGAAGCACTCACAGACGCACTACAACGTGCTATAAACTACTCTATATCTTGGGGTGAGGAAAAGAGTTGCGAGCCACATGATGTGCTACGCTATGGCAACAGCAACACGGTGACATACGCTATTAGCACAGGCAAGATAAGTCCATGGATCATATACAACTGTGCCAGTGGACAGCAGTTCCTTAACAATATGAATACAGATCAGATACAGATAGTATGGCCTTGGATTGATTCAGATTTCTGGCAGAAGAAGTTTCGAGACTATCCCGCTGATCAAGCATACGCAGAAGAAATACTAAGACAGGCAGGTTGGTAATGAGCGCAGATGTTGATATAGATTTTGCTGATCGTAATACTATACTTGAGCTGATCAAGCACATTCCTGCACGGCAAGAAAACAACGGCGAAGTTCGCAAGCACAACTCTGGTGTTTATGTAACTCCTATTCCGGAAGATCCAATACATAACTGTGCAAGCATTGATTATCGTGAAGCAGAGGCACGCGGGTACTTTAAAATTGACTTCTTGAATCAGAGTGTGTACACATTAATACGTGACCAAGCTCATTATGATGCCATGTTAGCCAAAGAGCCTGATTGGAATCTGCTACTAGATAAACAGTTCTGTGAACAGGTGGTACACATCAGCAACTATCATGATTTGGTGTGTGCGATGCGTCCAGATAGTATACCCAGGATGGCGGCTTTTATTGCTATCATACGCCCAGGCAAAGCACACCTACAGCGACAGCCTTGGGACGCAGTATTTGCTAGTGTGTGGGACGGAGATGATACTGCCGGGTTTACGTTTAAGAAAAGCCACAGCATCAGCTATGCACGATTGGTAGCACTACACGTTAATTTGTTGGAAGAAAAATGCAATATGTAGCATGGCCGTTCATTGGCGGTAGTAATAGTATGACCAGGGGTTATGCTTGGCGCAGTATCACTGACAAACTGGATAGGCTTCCTATTGTGTATACACAACTGGACAAGTACCATTGTGTTGCAATGACTGAGCAAGACTTTACAATATTTGCACTAAAATGGGATCATCAGAATATGGAGTTTTTAAAGTGGCAGATTGCTAATCCACCTTCCGCACAAGAGTAATGCTTTTACGTTTTGTTTTCTTGCGGCTTAACTCTGCAAGACTAGTTGCAGGACCAATGATGATATCAAGATCTTTGTTTACAAATGTTTTGAGATAAGGTTTAAATGGATCCCAATCCTGCTTGAGAAATATGTTGATTGGAATACTACGGTTACTTTCCCACCACCAGGTATTTGCCAGATCTAAAAATAGTTCTTTTAATTCAGTGCTTTGTATAGCACCAAAGTCATATATTGTGGTAACAATGTCATCGTGATTTTGAACTACGCCAACATATTCATTGCCTGAGTAAGTACACAATGTTATAAAAGGGTAGCGTTCTGCTAATTTCTCAAATAGTTCTGGACCCATAAATACCTTATAAGGAGTTTTTTATTAATGTATTCAACCACGGCTTATTTATATCAACAAAAACAACAGGTTTTACTCCTGGACAGCAGTGGT